TCTTTAAACGCAATTTTCTTCTTGCGTATATCTTTATCCTCGTCTAATTCTTCATCATAATCAAAGTCTTCTAATAAAAGACTTACATCCTCATGATCAAGATGCGGGCGTGTTTGTTTATAATATTCTCTAACTAACGTATTGTTATCTACGTTAGAGTAATCTGCGTTAAGCCGCACGTAATCAGCGACTGTACCACCAGTTTCTTCCATGAACGAAACTAGCTTTTCAATATTTTCTGGTAGCGGTTTACCTGTTTGCTCCGCTTTTTCTACAGCTTTTTCTACAGCTTGTACAGTTTCATTAACCTCTTGTTCATCAACTAATGTTAATGGAGATTCTACTGCTTCTTCGGTGGCCCGTACTTCTTCAACCACTTCTTTGCTGTCGCCACTGTCTTCGGGCTTTTCGACAATAGCATTGCTATCATCTGTCTCTTGTGTTTGAACGGCATCTTCTTTTTTTATTTCTACTTTAGTAACTTCAGGTACAACTTCACCTTGTGCTTCAACCGATGTTTTTGGTATTTCAACTTTAGTTACTTCATTTGCTTTACCTAAGTTTTTAGGTTTAGAAGGGGTTTTTATTTTAAACTCTCCTTCTTGTTTTACTTCTTCTGACATAATATAATATAATTAAATAATTGAAAATTTTTTTATCGAGGTTCAAACTGTTCAAGTCCAAATCCTCCTAACGCGTCATTACCAGACGATTCAAAGTTTTTAGGAAGCTCATCATTCTGTCTTTGCGAAATCATTTCAGATTGTTGTGTGCCTATAATTTTAGCACGTTTATCTTTACGATCTTCTATTTCTTTCTCTCTAGTAGTCTCAGCATCAACTCTGGCTTTAGCTAATTGCATGTTATATCCAAACTCTTGCTCCATTAGCATTTGCTTTATTTGAGCTTCGCGTTCTAATTTTTGTATTTCAAACTGAGACTTACCTTGTTCCAACTGCAGCTTAGTCTCTGTAAGAGCTGGTTGTTTTTGCACTTCTGCTAAAGCGGCTTGTTCAGAAGCTTGAGCGTTTGCTTGCGCTTGCGCTTGAATATTTGCTTGCTGAGCAGCAGCGGCTGCTTCAGCTCGTTCTTTTTGTTTTTGTTTTAGATATTGATTAGCTAGTTTAATATTTTTAATTTGCCTAATATCTATAGCGTCCTCTAAACCTATTTGACCACTTTGCAAAGCTACTTGTATATTTTGTTCTAACAACTGTTGCTCTTCATGGTCTGGTTCTAACTCTAAGAAAATACCGAACTCATGCATGTTTAATTTTTCTATCTCTTGCAATGAACCTACGTTGTATTGATTTATACAACCTATCAAAGCGTTCTTGGTGAGAGGAAAGCTTAACATGTCTGCAGCTCGTAAACTTATATTTTCAGCGGCTCTAATAGTTAGATACATAAGAGACTGTAGTATATGTTTAGTAGCAGTGTTTGACGCAGCTGCCGCTAGCTTCTGTAATCCTACTAAAGCATTTTTGTCTGGCTGACTACCATCGCGAGCTTCATTTAATCCTGTTACGTCACGTATCATTTGTAAGTAGTATTGATACGTTTGTACTAATGCACCTATTTTAGCTTGACCATTCGAAGTCTGCAATTCTTGAATAGGAACCTTACCAGGATTAATATCACCATCAACTGTCTTAGATCTACCAACTATACTACCAGTTTGGAAGTACATGTTTAAAGCTTCTTGAGGATTGTAGTTTGTACCATTACCAAGATCAACTTCTGATAAACCATCAACATCTACAAATACACCATCTGGTACCATACGTGCTAGTACCTGCTGTATTTTTAAATGAGTAAGTTGAATCATATCAGCAAAACTTACACACTTGCTTACTAAGCTTTCTATCCTACCTTTGTACATACGAGGTGCTGACATAGCATAGTTCATTTCAACTTTAGTTTGATCGCTATAAGGTCTTGACATGTTTTCAGCTAATTGCCATTTTAACATTTTCTCATGACCTAATATCTTAGCACCACTATATAAAACCTCTATAGCTCTATGTACTCTTTCAAAGTTATCGTTATCAGGTGGATTAAAATCACCTGGCTTTTCTAAAGCTTTTTCTAAACCTTGATCTGTTTGTTTGATTTTAAATACTTGATTGTTATATGTTTTGTATTCAAAATAAAGAATCTGTATATTGTTATAGTTATCGTCTTGACCTCTGTAATTTCTAGTGTAATTAGAATCACCTGGGTATTTTTGTATTTCATCTAACTCAGCATCAGTTAAATACGGAAATTGTTTTTTAACTTCTTCTAAACTTACGCTTTTAACTTCACCTACATAATATATATCTTCAAAGTTAGGATCTTCTGTATAAGAATAAACTAAATTAGCTGGGTCTACATAATCAACGGTAATACCATTTGCTAGATTAAAATCTGTTTTAACAGCTGATATACCTAATACAACTAAATCGTAAGCTAACCTCTTTTTTACTTCGTCGTATTTATTATAATTAAATATATTTTCAATTAACTCTTCTTCAGCTATTTCAATAGACTGCTTGTAGCTTAATTGCATGTACAGTTCTAATTCTTTTTCGTCGTTTGGTAAAGCTTCTGGATTTACACTAGAATAAAAGTTTTGTCCAGTTAGTTCGTTTAATTGTTCTATTTGGTTTCTGCTTTCCATGTCTTGCACAGCATCAGAGACGTATTGAGTTCTTTGTTTTAATGCAAATGGATCATTAGCAAATGATTTTATTTCATAACCTTTATCAGTCATACCGTTGACAACAATGTCAACAAACTTAGATAATACAGCGACTGGCTTCCAATCTAAATTAAGATAAGACAAATCACCGTTAATAGATAATTCATCTTTGTATTTTGCTACAGACTGCTCGCCTCTAGCATACAATCTTAATCTGTGGAAATCTTGCCAATTGTTTCCAAAGCGACCACCAGCTCCTAAGCCACGATCACCTCTGAACCATTCATTTTCAATGGCTCTACCAACTTGATAACCGTAGTCTAAAGTATTCTTTTCTGCGTCTGGTACCACCTGACTTGGAAACGAACTATTAACATTAGTGTAAATCATCTATTTTATTATTTTTGATGTATGACCTGTATTGTCGTATTTGCCGAAGCTTAAACTAACTGGATCTTTTTTTACTAATTGAACTGGAGTATATTTGTTTTTATTGCAAGCCATTATAGCTAACCCTGAACTTATTGTTGCATCAAACTTTGTTCTATTGTTTATATTGAACTTAGCCCAATCCTCTAGTGTTCTTTGAAAATACATATTTCCATATTCATTTTCTTTTAAACCTACATAATCTTCTATGTAAGATTCAATAGCAGCAGCGTGTGCTTGCTTAATATCTTCTGATGAGTTAGGTATTCCACCTATCTCTCTTTCTGTAACTGAAAGCTTGTTGTGAAGTTTATCAGGTCTATTTATAGAAAACTTTCTATAACCTCTACGCTTTAAATAGTACAGTAATCTTGGTTTATTATTCTCTGCTAGTATAGGCATACCATAAAAATGTAATGCCATAAGTACATCTTCAAAGAATATTTCTGCTGTTGGTGGTCTTGATATATATTCTAAGAAAAACATATTAAACGGAGCGTCTTCCATGCTGAACTTAGTTAAACCGTGTAAAGACCCTTTAGATCCTTGCTTGTCTACAGTTCCTGATATATCATAAGAGTCACAACCAAAAGCACCGATATGTTCATTGCCAGGATATTTAACTCCATTTTTTATTATTACACGATTCTGCAGATTTGCAGGTGGAATCCAAGAAACAAGAAATCTACCATTTTTTTCAGGATAAAAATTAACTGTAGTATCTTTAACACCACCAGCCCATTGAAAGTTACCTTGTGTAACTAAAACTTTATTTTTGATATCTTCATTGTAATCTATCTGTTCATATAATTTAGTTAGATTAAATAAAGATAATTTTGCTTCATCTCTAAACGCATGCTTTTCTGTTCTTGGAAACTGACGGTAGTATTCGTTTAAACTGTCTTGATCATCTTTAAGACCATCAACTTCATTTTCCCAATGTTCTATAACACCTGTTGTTATTAAGTCACCCTGTGGGTCTTTAACCGCGTCTTTTGGCGTTTCAAATACAGGTAATCCATAAGTGTCAATGAATCCTTCGTAGTTCCATTCCATAGGTATGAACAAAGAATATAATCCTGAGCTAGTCTGTCCATTGCGGTTTCTCTTTGTAACGTCTGAAGCATAGTATAATTTTTTAAAGTTTTCACCACCTTTATCTAAAGCATTACTTGTAGATCCCATCATACATTTACCTACAATTTTACTACCTAATCTTAATGTCGTCTTCGTGACACGCCAGTTGTTAAGGATGTTGTCCGGCCTCTCCCATTTGCCTGATTCGTCGTGTACGAGGAGTTTGAGTTTCTCACCGTCATACGAGTTATCACCTGTGTTCTTCCAGTCGATCGTGGTATCGAGACCGTCGATCTCCTGTGGTGCTTCACCTTGATCAAGTTTTCTTCTGGTAAGCTTCGACGCTGGTACTCTGTAGGCAAGCTCTGTTTTTGGGCGGTCCATACCGTCTTGTATTGGCTTGAAGAAGAACGGGTAGTTAAGGGATATTGGTACAACCTTATCGGTGAACATCTTTTTAGCGTCAGCCCCAGATTTGGACAATATGCCGAACCGTGAATCAGATGATATTGTGGCCATGTTAACAGTTTCCCCTGATGCCATGAATGAAAAACCAGAGCGTCTGTTCTTGAGGTACGCCATTCCATAGCAACGCTGGTCGGCTTTACATGCTTCCCAGAATATAAAGAAAAGCCTATTTGACTCTCTGTAATCGGCTGCGCCAACATCAATTTTACTCCACTGCAAGTACATGTAATGAGTGCCAGTAATATAAGTAGGAACACCTTTGTTATAGAACCAGAAACCTTCGTCACGTCTTTTAAACTCTGTATCAATGTAGTCATACCATTGCTCTTTAAAGTTAGATGGGTAACGCTCCCAATCAAATACACTTTTTATTTTAGATAAAGCTTTAGGGTATTCTTCTTTAACCCACATTTGCTTTTCTACCTTTTCAGAAGAACTGTAAACGTTATCCGGTAACAATGGTAGCGCTATTTTTAAATTTTGTATTTCAATAATATTACCTATAGTACCATCTTTACTTATAATTATAATATCGTTTTCAACATCATAACCATACTCCCATTTTTTATACCTATTATTTTTTTAATAATACTAGGTTTTATATGGTCTTTTATTATTTTAACTAAAGACTGATCGTACATTATCTTGATCTACCCTCAGCAAAACCTTTAAAACTTTTTTCTTTAGTTTCTCCAGGTTTATCTTCAAGCATATTTTTTTCTTCGTCTATTCTAGATAGTATTTCAAAAGCATCGAATATAGCTAGCTTCTTAGTTGCAGCTGCATTCTTTAGTCTATCTGCAGAAACATCATCTTCAGTATTAGTGATGATCTTTTCCTCAGCTACTTTAATAAGCTCGTTAACTGCTTTTTGCCCAGCTCGGATTATATTCCTTCTCGTTTCCTTTGAACTCATACTTAACTAAAATATCATTTGATTGCATACAATATAGTCTTTGTTTATCTATAATAAACTCAAACTCTCTATTAGATTTAAAACCAACTAAGTCACCTTCGTTAATACCTAGTGACGTTAAAGTTTTATTTCCTATCTTTACTATACCTTTGTTTTTCTGCTCTGGCTCTTTAGACCATTTGTCGTTATTTTCAATTGGTATAATAAAACAATGTTCACCTACTGGTAACCATTTAACCATACGTTTATAAAGATATATTTGATCGTATTGACAAAAGTATTTATTATCACCAAATGTTTTACTGCTATCTACTTCTTTACCTTGATGGTTGTAATATCTTCTAAATACATTATGATGTATAATAACTTCATCACCTTCTTGTATTGGTGTTGTAAAAGCGGTAGGCACTGTAAGCACTGTTGCTTTTCTATTTATTAACTTAAAGTTTTCTATACTAGAATTAACTATAAGCTTGTTTCCATCTACATCAACTTCATTGCTATACCTATTTCCTTCTGGCATAACTATAAAATCAAAAACGCTTTTCATTAATATTCTAAATCATATTCAACAGATATAGCCATGTTAGAATTAAACTTCTTCCATGGCAAT